ATTTCAAGAGGGGCGCGATCAAGCAGCTGGATATGTCCGTGGGTACGCTAAAATGCACGGATATGGCTTGATTGACATTAATCGCGCTCATGTTGCTATGCGTGATGGGTATGACAATACAAAAAGCCCTTTGTATGCAGGAAATCTAATTACTGCTAGCAAGTTTGCAGGTATAAATCCAGTTATAGATTGGGGCATTCTGGCAACAATAAATCGCATAAATTGGCCCGTTGGAAAAGTACTATCATGCAAAACAGGGGTTGACGCTGAGGACAATGTGTTTGTTGTCAACGAGGCAGGCTACTTCAAGATACTAGGATTCAGCGACGATGGGGCAACTGTTAGCATTACAACAACAGTTGCATTGCCAACTGGCAACTTTGAGTTTGGGATAGGCGTTGTTGATAATACTGTACTACTTGTAGTTGATAGGATGACAGTTGCAGTACTTAGAATTGTTAGACAAGGTGGCAGTTATTTGCCTATCTTGGGCTGGCAAACCGATTTGTCGAATGGCCCTTTTACATCTTTTTACTTCTCTGAGGGTTACCCTGCAGAGGGAAGATATAAAAAATCACTAACCGACGAAAATGTGTTTGGTAAGCCGGATAACACCGCGGCGCGGCGTGGTCCTTATGGTGGGAATGGTATAAATCATTATTCCTCAATGGGTGTAGAGCTATTGGTAAGACCTTCGTTCGAGGTTGCAGATTTAACTATTGAGACAAAATCAAAACTAGTTTTGACTCCAATCTCAATTACAGCGCCAGTAACTACTTCTACGCTTGTGGGCGCTAGAACGGACGGGAATATTGTTTATTTAGCTGGTCTGGTTCAGCCCACTGCCAATGCTCAAACTATTTGCACACTACCAGTTGAATTGCGACCTTCTATCGATCAGCGGAAAGTTTGCGTGTCACTAGTCGCACCTTATTCGGTATTGGTAAAGATATTTACAACAGGCGTTATTCAATTGGAGGCTGGGTGGACTTCTAATCAACTTGATTTAAGTTCTATTTCATATAACCTTTAAAAACAAAACCCCTCTTTACGAGGGGTTTTTTTATTCCATTCCTAGTTGATTATTCATCTCTTCTGCATGGTCTTCAATCTGCTTGATTAGTGCGTCTTGAAATTCTTTGCAGTCGATTAGGTGGGCGATGTCAGTTGTGCTGTCGTGAACGAAAACTTTATGCACATCATACTCAGAGCAATCAGATCCTTCTGCTAGATTGTAGTTACCGATTACATTAAATTTCACGTCTTTGTATGTTATTTTATCCATTTAATTCATCCTCTTCAAAAATATGCATATCCAAAGACCATCCTTGCCCAGCAGCCTCAATTACCGCATCATCAAAAATTTCACTTTTCAGCGTGGATGCACGCTCTGGAAATAATCTAGCAAATGCACCTTTCCAGTCTTCGCCACTAACAATATCTGTAATCTCACTTACTGTAAAAGAAATAGATTCCATTTATTTATTTTCCTTAAATTGATTAACTTTTAACAAAGCGTCTTGCCATCCATAGCCAACAATAACTTTGTGCCCAACATCTTCTAAATGGGAAATAATTTCTTTTTGATCGGTAGATAGCGAGCTTCCTTTCTGCCTCTTCATTTCCACCCATAACGACCATTCTGGGATGAACAAATCAGGAATTCCCTTTACTACCCCCTCATTCTTTAGCCGCAACGCCTCACGCGCTTGGCGTAGACCGCCATTGGGTATTGAGTGAATTAATACTCCTACATATTGCTGCCTGAATTTTTGAACAAACATAATTTGCTCATCAGACTCAAGCGGGCATGTTGGTGTTTTTGTCATTTAAATCCCTGCCACGATGAATTTTGTTTATGAATAGTTACTGGTGTTGCTTCTCCTTTGTAACGCTTGATTACATTCCAATATTTCCCATTTCGCTTTACTGAAATTCTAGATGGGCCTCTTAGTTCATCCTCACTAGATAAAACCTCCTCTACCGTATTGCCACTTGCCGAAATATCACTGCAAAATTCTTTAAACTTTTTCATCACCCAAGGGCTTTCATGCTGGTCGTGGAAGTATTCGCTTGCACTAATTGTCGCGCCCGATGGAGATTGCAGTGTGTATTCAGCACGCAACAATGTTTTATCATCTTTCTTGTGTGGCTTTAATAGCGTACTAATAACCTCAAACGGCTCTAGTGAATCGATTTTACCCATGTGAGGATCAACAGTAAGTTGATCATTTGGGTCTATTAATTCATGCTTGCACTGCCAGCAATTGCGCGCTGTTAAATCATTTTGCGTATCGCAAGATGGGCAAACCTTAAACTCAAAACGATAATTGCACACTTCCATTTCGTAGCTATCATTTAGCGCCATATTCTTGCACCTACGGGAATATAGACTTGATAACTGGCTGCACGCTGGACACATTTTTTCTTGCCCTTCTGATTCCTCTTTAGCCTTTTGTGACTCAAGAACAGAAAATATGTCGTCTTCTGCTTCTCCGTGACGTTCAATATTTTGCCCATAGTCCAGCAACAGACAATCAATCTTTCCAGTTTCAGGAGATAGTCGAAGACCACGACCAATAATCTGCATGAGAAGCGCTGGTGATTCAGTGGCCCTAAGCAATGCCACACAATCGCAAATTGGCAAATCCACGCCGGTAGTAAGCGTGCCTACACTAACCAAATACTTTAATCCACCTGACTTTGCACGCTCTAGAATGCCTGTTCTATCACTTGTTTCTCCTGTAATCAGTTCTGAATGATCGGCTGGCAAATAGCTAAGTATTTCTTTTGCATGCATGATAGAAGATGCAAATATCATGCAAAGATTACGGCCTTGAACTTCCATGTTAGCCATAATATCAAGGCATATATTTCTCGTAAGACGATCTTGTCCAACGGTAGCAGCATCAACCTGTTTCTGATCAAGAAAACCTAGGCTATTAAGCTTTACGCCTGCTAGCTGGTATTCCTCCACCTTTGGAGCGCCATAAGTAATTGGGGATAAATACCCTTCATCAATAAGCTGTTTTGTACCAATACGATAAAGGCATTTTTTGAAAAAATGGTCTTTATGTACTAACGCATACTTACCCCGCGATGGCGTGGCAGTTAACCCAATAATCCTAATTTGTGGATTCAGCAATTTAAAATGTGAAAATACTTTTTGGTAGCTTGTATCTAGTTCGTCACTAACTATATGTGCCTCGTCAACTACGATCATAGATACGGATTCAAACTTATCTAGGGAACGTACAACAGACTGTACGCCAGCAAATAAAACATGATGCTTGGTTTGTTTCTTTCCTAGTTTTGCACTAAAAATACCCGCATCTGCACCAGTTGCAATATATTTGGCATGGTTCTGGCGCACTAAGTCTGAGCTATGAGTAAGAACCAATACGCGCTTATTTGCCTTGTGCAGCCACTCAGCAACCATTGCGATAATAATCGACTTACCAGCCCCCGTTGCAAGGTCGCAAATAGATGGAACGGCGCTTTTTAGTACATGCACCTTAATTTCATCAAAGCAATCTTGCTGATAATAGCGTGGCCTAAGCTTCACGCCTTTTTCTTGAAATAGATCCATTTTAATCTACCAATAAATGCAACACATCATCGCTTGATAATCCATTTTTACCTGCAAAAAAATCAGTTCCATCTTTGCGTAAAAAGTGAATTGTTTTTGTCTCTTGATCAACATCATTGATTTTAACCCCATATAAATCCTTCAAAATATACGGATTAAAAGAATGGTTTTCACATGGCTTTAGTTCTTTATTGCCAAGTTCACATTTAAATATGCCTGTAGTTGTATCTTTATCTGCATGTACACAATTACGGCAATCGATGCGTGCAGATGCTAGTCCGTGACAAATTGACGAACTACTGCACATCTTGCACCGGTAATCGGCTGGCGTCTTTGCAATCTTGGATGGAAGTTGAAAAGGCTTGGCTACTTCTTCAATTGCTTTTCTACTCATTGCTTCAGCGTGTTCATCATCACGCGGGAATACTTCAATGTGTAAATTATCGTCATTTTTGCACACAGCAATATAGATAATTCCATCGCTGTTTTGCTCTCTAGCATAAATGCATGCTTGCGCATAATGACTTGGCTTGGCTTCTTTAACTCCATCAATCAACAAAAGCTTAAACTGCTTTTCATTAAATGTTTTGTATTCAACCGTATATGTTTTTCCGTCGCGCGATACTTTCCCGTCCCAATGACCTGCAAAGAACCCTCGTTTAAAACCCCCTTGCTTTAAGCATGATTCAACCACATCAAATCCTAGCGCCTGTAGTTGCGCCTGCAATACCACTTCTTCGGCATGCCCGCGACGAAACAGGCGAAGCATGCGGGGATTAAACTTTTCTGGAAATGTGACGCGATGAAATTTAAGCCATAGGTAACGCGTGCAATGATGGCCTATTTCAGAAGCGCCAATATATCCGCGCTCTGATTCGTTTTCATTTGACCAAAGATCATCTATTTCTTTTAGCAGTCGCTCTGCTGTTAGCATTTTTTAGTTCCTTGGGATAAAATACCCCAATTTAATGGGGTGTATGGTTTATTTAGAATTTTATATCTTCGTCAAAATCATCAAATGCTGCTGGTTTTTGTTGATGCTTTGGCGCTTCCTTCTTAACTTCTGTAGCAACAAAACCTTTATTTTCCTTTCCCTTTTCAATAGCAACCGCTGCCGTATCAACAAATGACAGCCAATTACCAGTCAATTGTTTCCCGTCATCGCCAGTCATATCGTAGACTTCAATCTTAAACCCTAGCTTTTTCCCAAGCAATTGGGATAGTATTTCATCGTCTGGCTCTGCATCAGGCGGCGATTTTCCAAGCGATTTAAACAACAAAGAATACATCTGAATAGCGCGTTTACGTTTCTTAGGGTCATCTTCCCAGCACTTCAATGACAGGAAGCATTTTTTCATATCTTTTCCAACCTTTAAATCGGCCTGTAGCTTGATTGATTTGCCATAATCGCTTTCTTTAATTTCTGCTTTATCCAAAATACCAGCGTACCAGCCAACTGGAACTGGCGTATTGTCAAAGCTATTTTCTTTTACTTCTGATTCGCGGACGTCTTCGCCCTCTACATTCCAAAATGAAGCCATTTGTTTTATTCCCTATTAGGTTATTGAGCTGATGCTGTCTGTTCTGAGAAAAACGGAATGATATCCAGTAGAGGGTTTGATCCCTCTGGAACTTCAATTTCTTCCGTGATGCCAAATCGGTTTTTACTGATGCTACTTACTACCTTGTGGCAAATAAGAACGCGATCGCCAAATGATTTTGCCTTTCCTGTTTCAGCATTAACAATAGATCGCTCACGCAAAAAACCAACCAAGCTAACAAAATCAGTGTAATAGCCAATGCTCTTTTTATGAATACGCATTCCATAACGGCTATAGTCTGGCTGGTCTGGCATATCCATTTTTTCAATTTCAACATGACCCAAAAACACAATTGTCATGCCTTTTTCGTTTCGCAGCCTATCGCACTTATCTTTTACTTTACTGTGTAGCTCTGCAACAGCAGAATACCCAGCTCCATAACCACCTGCCGCGCTAGTAATGCTTTTTGCCTTTGGATCTGATCGAACAACATGGCTTTCAAACAGCTTATCTAGTGCGGTAATAGAATCAACAATAAGACTTTTAAAATTGTGCTCTTGCTCAAGTAGCGCATCAAGTTGCGGGAAAATATCCATTCCATTTTCTAAAACTGGCATTGCGTAAGGCTTTTTCCCTGTAAACACATCGAATCCGTCTTCTGCACGAATATAAACTGGACTTGGGAATGTGGAGCCTAAAAGTGTTTTACCCGTTCCGCCTTCGCCAAAAATCGTTATCGCTGGCGCTTCAATCTTTGGTCGTGAAATAAGATCTTTAAGATCCATTATTTATTCTCCAACTTAATAACTGGCTTCGCTGGTTTGCTAGTTACAACATCAAACAAGCGCTTTTTGATGGATGCTTCGCCATTTTCAATCAACGCTTTGTAATCTTTTTCACGCAACGTGTATGAGAATGACCGATTAATTGGCAGAGTCGCATCCCATGTTGCGTTTAACTTTGCCTTATCAAGCGTATAGTTTTCTTTAGTGGTTATGGTTAACTTGTGACTTGGGAGTAAATCATCATAGGTTTTTTGTCCGATGTGATCGTGCCCAGTTGATTCGATAATTTTTAACGCCAAATCGTCGGCCTGTGCGTCAAGAATTTTGATCTGATTTTTAATGCCGTGGTACGTCTGGCACAGTTGATTTAAGTCTTGCATAAATTTTATCCTATTGGTTGGAAGCGGCTTGTTCTCAAACCGTGAACAAAGTATGGGCTAGACGATAAAACAATGCAAGCACTTTTTTATAATTTATTTTTTATAATATTTGCTATATGATTACATGCATTAAACAACGACACAGAGATAACACATGCAAGACAATATCGTTCGCGCCGTAGCTGCACACTTTGGATCTATCAAGAATATGGCCGAGGCTTTAGGCGTCACATACGTTGCAGCGTATGGATATATAAGCAATGAAGAAATGCCAGCGGCGCAAGCAGTGAAAGTTGAGCGTTTAACTGATGGTAAGTTTAAAGCTGTAGATCTTGCCAAGGAAAGCAAATGAATAACCTATTATTTGAATCATCAAGCGAGTTTGTTGCGGCGGGGCTGCGTGTATTCCCTTTATATAGAGTGCTAGATGGTAACCGTTGCGAGTGTGGAAATAAGAACTGTAAAGCAGTAGGAAAGCACCCCGCGCGGCTTGATTGGGTAAATCAGCCGCTAGTTGATGAATCAACGCTAGAGATTTGGCTTGATGGAGAGTTTAAACCGCCATTGCACGGACTTGGGTGGGCGCTAGACTCTTCTCACATTGTCATTGATGTAGACCCGCGCAATGGCGGCACTGAGTCGCTAGAGGCTTTGCATGTAGATATAGGCATTAGCCTTTTTGATATCAGCAATGCAGTAGTGAAAACGGGCGGTGGTGGTTGGCACTTCTACTTTTTGAAGCCAAGTGGAGAGGAGCTTTCATGGAAAATGCCGGACAAATACAAGGGCATTGATATCAAGCAGGGTGGTGGTTATGTTGTTGTAGCAGGAAGCATGCACGGTAGCGGAAACCTATACGAGTGGTATTCAGCGTCAAAATCAAGCGTAGATGAATTAACGGTATTGCCGGAGGCGCTAGGAAAGATGCTAGCCCGCCCAAAAGTAACAGCGACAGAATCTAGTGGTAATGATGTTGCATTAGTTGAGATAGAGAAAATGCTTTCTTATCTATCGCCAGATATGGGTAATGATGAATGGGTGCGCGTGGGTATGTCAGTTTATCGCGGTACAGATGGATCTAGCTCTGGGTATGCTGCGTGGGATGCATGGAGTCAAGGAAGTGATAAATACAACGCTGGAGAAATGGCTGGGCGTTGGCACTCATTTGGAAAACGTGCAGGCGGTAGCATTGGCATTAGCACACTTATCTACTTAGCAAAGGAGGCTGGATATCACCCGCCCGCTGTAGATGATCTAGATGCTTGCTTTACCGAAGAAGAAATGACGTTTATTAATAACTTTGGTAATTGGGGAGAGAAGTCGGAATCTACTAAGCAGCCCATGCGACAAAAAGTTACAGACGTAGAAGATATTGATCCTATGCAAATGATTGGCCCTATGGATACGCTACTTCAATATATTCGTGACAAGTCTGTTTATGACAATAAAAATCTAGCCTTAGCGGCGTGCCTATCTGTGGCCAGCAATACAATGGGTCGCCGTTTCTATTTAAAAGGCCGCTGGTCGAATGTAACGCCTAATTTGATCCTGCTAGTAGTTGCGGCATCTGCAACCGGTAAGGAGTCGTGCATGGGCGTTACACGCGAGCTGCTAAAGGAGGCTGGCGTTGGGAAGGCTTGTCATGGGCGAATAAAGTCGGATAAGGATCTTATGGATGCTTTGTCTGCAAACCAATACGCAAACTATCTTATCGACGAATTTGGTATTTTCTTGGGTCGTGTCAGCAATGCTAAAAGCAGTGGTGCGCACTACCTAGAGGGTGTCATCGGCACAATCATGGAGGTGTATACAAAGGCAAATAGCGTATTGCTGACCGATATTAGCAGGAGAGAAGCGATTATCTCCTATTTGGCCGGAGAGATTACGCGTCTAAAGAAAGAGTGCGAGGAGTACGGTGGCAGCAAGACCAAGGAAGGAGAGAAGTTCTTTAATAGCGCAAAGTACCTTGTAGAGCGATTAAAGGGCGTAGAAGAGAACGGAGGTATTAGCAATCCTTGGTTGTCTATGTTCACCACTGCAACACCATCAACAATGAAAGACGCCTTCACGCGTGAAACAGTAGAGTCTGGTTTTCTATCCCGTGCATTGATCTTTAGCGAATCAGAAACAAATCCAAAGCCAAAAGTAAAATACGACCCGCCCAGCAAAGTTCCTTTTGTTGTGGCAGAGAAAATGAATCAATGCCAGTTCATGCAGATGCGTGTAGATGAAAGCCAAACGGCTGGCCGCGTCGATGACTGGCTTGCGGAGAAGGATAGACAAGGAATTGCATTAACAGATGAAGCAGCGGACTTTCTAGGTCGTTTAGAGGCGTATCTATTTGAATGGGCAGACGCGCTAAAAGAAAAGGGCATGACGCCACTGGCACGCCGTGCGGCTGAAATGGTTGTAAAGCTCTGCATCACCATAGCTGGATTTAATGGCACGGATGTAACTCTGGAAGTGATTCGGTACGCAACAAAGATTGTGCTGGATGATTTGGATAAGAAGATAATGCGTGTTGAGATCGCCAGCAGCTCAGGATCAGAGGACGGTAGCGACAGGCGCAGGGCATTAATGCTTAAAATTATTGATGTGTGCCAAGTGTGGGCGTCAGGGCCAGAAATAGCAGATAGATGCAAAACGAGAAATATTTCTAAAGCCGATGTAAATAAAATGGTCTTGACGATGGTAGAGGATGGAATACTTAGGCAAGTCACAGGGGATTCATCAGCAAGGGGAAGGCCAACAAAGAAGTTTATGGTTACCGAAAAAGCCAAAGAAGTGATGCAGTCCTGACAAAAGCCCCTTAAATGGGGCTTTTTTATGTTTGTAGGTAAGTGTTAGGGGGTTGCATGTTTGAGTATGGTTTGGTACGTTAGAAGTCCATCGATCTTTAACAGTTTAGCCGCCTTTCCTGCACTGCTCTCGATTAAAGAGGAGCATTTAAAGGATAATAAAAGGGATACACTTAGCTTGTTGTAAAGTGTTGATTTTAAACGCTTTTGTATTTAAAGGGATTTATTATTAAAAGGGGAACGGGTGTTTTTGAAAAAAAAATCAAAAAACCGTGTTCCCCTTTTAATAATAAATCCCTAAAAATCAAAAACCCTTTAGAATCAATGGCTCAGACATTATGATTTGTTCCCCTTTTATTCCCCCTTTTATTCATCCGCTTTAATCATCAATGTAGGCGTTTTTTAATTTTTTGAAAAAAGTTAAAAATAAAGGGGTAGTCTTTTTAGTCACATATATGTAAGAGATATATAAGCTTTAATATCTATATAAGATAGATATATATATAATAGCCCAAGTGTATACTACGACAAAATAGGTAAATTTGGCAAGTGTTTTGTTAGGCAGTGCTGAAAATGTGCAGGGAGATAATCAAACCCACTTCGGTGGGTTTTTTGTTGTTTGTTGCAAATAGTACTTGCATAAATTTATACATAGGCATAAGATACCTACATCAGCAGTAAATAACCAAGTGGAGAACGTCATGGGAAGAGAAGTCAGGAAAGTGCCTAAAGACTGGAAGCACCCTATTAAGTTTTATCAAGGGTCAAAGATTAAATTTATTCCGCTGCGTGAAGGTGTTGTAAATCTAGATCAGCGAATGGCGGATTGGGACAAACTATCAAGCGAATGGAACTCTGGATTGTTTCCAAGTTATGCGGATGAAGAAGATAAAAAAATGTCATACGAAGAATGGGATGGCCCTCGTCCAGATCCTAAGAATTACATGCCAGCTTGGAAGGAAGAAGAAAAAACGCATTATATGATGTATGAAGATACATCGGAGGGAACGCCAATTAGTCCCGCATTTTCAACACCGGAAGAGCTTGCTAGATGGCTAGTTGATAACAATGCAAGTTCATTTGCTAAAAACACAAGTGATTATGAAAGTTGGCTTGCAGTTGCAAAAGGAAGGTTCGCTCCATCGCTTGTAATTGCTGGTGGCGTAATGATGACATGCGTAGATATGGCAGGATCATTATGAAATCCATCATGCTATCAGCCCGCAAACTAGGCTTAACAATCTACCCCGTACATGGTGGCTACAAGGTATCGAATCTGGATGGGGTTTTTAGTTTTGAACAATTGAAGGAGGTGTTTTGTGTTTAAAGATATCAAGGTTGGGGATAAGGTGCTTAGGCAGGTTCATGTTGTTGATGGTTTTGTAGAATCAACTAGGTTTTTTATTCCTGCGATAGTAGAGAAAACTACAGCGACTCGTTTAGAGGTTGATGGAAGAATATATACAAAAAAAGATGGTCGTGAGTATGGCGAATTAGGGTATTCATCATATTTACTTTTGCAATATTCAAAAGATCGTGATCAATCAGACGATTATAGTGAATTTTCCTCTTTAGTTAAAGCGCGATTGTCATCAAAAGATAAGCTTTCATCTTTAATGAAAAAGATAAACAAGCAGCAAACAAGCATTGAAGATCTAAACGAAATTATTAATTTTTGTGATTCTATGTCGTCTCGTATTAATGGAGGTGATAAATGAACCTATTCATGCAAAAACTAGTAGCGCTAGAAAACCAATACAATATTGATAAGCAGGCATTGCGGGAGGCAAGGGAAGATGTAATTAAGGCTGAGGAGTTTGCAGCTAAACACAATGCGAGTGCGGTGGTGTGTGTGCATAATGGAGTTACCAAGGCGTGGGTTCAGGTATCGCCTTCCTCCCTATTATTAGGTGGTGACTTATCAGACGAAATGATTGCTGGTAAGCCTATTTATGTTGTTGATGGGGTGAAGGTGATTGAATGTTGACAAAAAACTGGCACACAGTAGCCGTAGGATTTTTATTAGGGATTTGCTGGGTATTGGAGATTTTAACGCGATGATCCAACCATGCCACATAACCCTAGCCATCCGCCAATGCAAAGAATTCATCCGAGCAGTTGAGGAGATGGAAGCGCTTAATAGCAAGCCTAAACGCCCATCCTTGGCGTGGGAAAAGTTAATAGCTAAAGGGCGTGTACGGCGCTATGCAGGTGATTTGATCAATCGTTTATCATTAGTTAGGAGTGATAATGGATAAGGCAACAGAGTTATTAAAACGCATTCAGCCATACCTTAATGATTGGGATTTCCCACTTGGTTTAACCGATGATGTTAATGCGTTTCTTTTGGGTGGCGATCACTCGATTCTTGAGGATTGGGAAGTTGACGCGGATAGCATTAGCGCTTTGGATCTATATAGTCTTGGAGATAGCAATGAATAATGACTTGCATGAAGCATTCAATCATCTTGCTTACCTATGCATCGAAGGCAAGGTGATGAGTGATCAAAGCAATATTGGTGCTTGTTTTGTGGTAGATGCCACTAATGCAATGAATAGAGTCACGAAACTACTAGGATCGGCATGCATAGATGGTAAAGTTGTAAACCTTATTGATTTTGTACCATTTAATGGAGTGGATAGAAAATGAGTTGGTTTGATGCGTTAAATGCTAATTCATGCACTAACTTTACCAAAGCTCGCAAAGGAAGGACTGAAGATCTTTTATCTTTGCTTCCTGATGTGTTTACCATTAAGGACGTACTAAAAGTAAATGCAAAACATGGAGTTTACGCTTCAGAGAACACGGCTAGACATGCGGAAAGTATGGTAAAACTTGGTCACGTTACTAAAGAATATAAAAAACTACCTAGTGGTGGTAGATATTGTGTTTATACTAAGATTTAGTGCTTGCACATTTTTATAACATGTATTAATATGTACCTATTGAAGCATACGACACAGTCCTATTTTTCTCCTGCGAATTGCAAAATCCATAATAATTTGCATAAGTAGGTACAGCTAGGGGGTTTTGTTGAGTGGTATGAGCTAGCTGTGACTCCTGGTGTTGTGGTCGTGTGGTGGCGATATTTATTATGGAATACCGGATTTGCTGGCCTAAGCAGCATTTAGTCATAAGCATGTTTAGGTGTGTTTATGACTAGCACATTTTTTGTGTTGGTCGCGCTTCCTGAGTGCTGTTGTGTGTCGCTGGTAGCTCCCTCTCTTCTCGGGGTCAGGAGCTACCGGCACCTTTTACTTAATTGAGCCTGAGCCACGGCAGGTTAAGCCCGTAGACGGTAGCCCTACCGAGAGCCGCAAGAATAAAGCGGTTCAGCGAGAGTTAGCGCACGATTACCACAAGAGGGCGCGTAAGGACGGGCAGTCGTGCAGTGGGAGGGTTGTTTAACCCTATACAGCTCGGAAAGACGAGCACCAACAATTTGAATGCTGACTGCGGGTTGAAATAATATCGCACAAATAGGGTTTGAATCTGAAGGTGACGGAAGCGGTTAGTCGTCTGTGTTGGTGTATATTATCTATGCAGTGCATAGATCAACACACAGGTAGCTTATATAGGTAAAGCGGGGGGACGTATAATCCTTGGTAAAGCTGGTTCAAGTCCGGCCCTGTGTGGTTTTAGTTAGAATAAATATTGAATCGGCAGCACGGAATGACGTGCAGTCTAAGCATATCAGCCAATACGGATTCAATATTTATGCTGGTTTATATATCATATTTATTCTAGGGAATATATGCAGGTTAAAGAAGATTGGACTAAGCGCAAGTTTATTGAGATGAATCGGGTTTACCTTGGCTTGTCTCAGAAAAAACTTGCAGAATTAGCTGGAACGAGTGCGCTATCGATCAGTCATCAAGAGCGTGGGCATCGTCCTCCTCGTGATGCGACGATTGATGCGTTAAGGAAGGCTGGTGATACGTTAGAACCATTGGCATTTTGGGAAGAATAGGGTATTATAATGCTTTAAATGGAGGTTTAAATTATGGCAGGTGGCAACGGTCGTGAACGTCCAGTAGAACAAAAACGCTCTACACAACCAACTAAAGTACCTACTAAAAAATAGGTGATTCATGTTAAGCGTTGCTTTTTTATTGTTTGCATTTTTCTTGAAAAATGATAGGAGAAAAGCAGCGCTTATTCTAGGTTTTGGTAATATTTTATTTTATGTATTATCTTTTTACGTAAAAAGCGACACTTTATATTATTTTGTTGCATCATTTTTAGATGCTTTTTTTGCGTTTATAGTGAGTGAATACCGTACAAAAACCGCCATTCATTTGGCCGTTGTGTCGCTATGCAGTTGTGTAATAAATGGTGTAGGTTACATCTGGTACTTGGCTTATATGCCTGCAATGCCATACAATATCACCATTACTTTTATTTTGGTGATTCAAATGGCAATTTTGCTAAGGGATGGCATATATGATACAGGATGCGCTTTCTGCAGTTTATATGATAGTTTGGATATGCGTCATCGTGTACTGGGTTCTTTTAAAGGTGAAACGGTGCAATCATGAACGAACACGGAAACAACGCATCAGAAGTATTAGCACTAGCCGCAAATCAACCGAAGATTACCGGGACAATTAGCGCATTAGTTACATCAATTGGATTGAGTAATATCAATGTAGTTTTAGGCATGGTAAGCACTTTTATAGGTTTGCTAATCGGTATTTATACGATCTATCGCATGTGGCAGTCTTCTAAGATTGCCGAAAAAGATATGAGAATCAAAGACATAGAGATTGCAAAGCTGGAAAAAGAACAATAGACCGGCATAGGCCGGTTTTTTATTAGGAAGATATAAATGTCTGAGCCAAGTAAGCGTCCTGTTGGTAGACCTCGTGCTATCGATTCTCCAGAAGCATTTGATTCTCTGGTTGATGGATATCTTGATCTGTGCCGACAAAACAACGAGCCGATTCTACTTACCGGAATGATCCTATCTCTAGGACTGGTAAGCAAAGAAGCGTTTTACAATTACGAAACATATCCAGAATTTTCTGACTCTGTAAAACGTGCTCGCATGTTGGTAGAGATGGAATATGAAAAAAGATTGAACACCGCCTCTGCTGTTGCCGCTCCAATCTTCGCCCTAAAGAACTTTGGATGGAAGGATAAACAAGAGGTTGCATTGACAACTACCGACAACTTCCAAGAGTACATGCTAAGCCGTGGACAACAAGAGACTGATTGAAGAAGCTGATATCCTTCTGGAAGCTATTAGGCTAAACCCGAATGATCTTGCAGCATGGCGAGCCGGAATTACTAACAAGTGGTTCCGGCTCAATACTTTGTACAACATCAAAGATAAGTCAGGTAATGAGGTGCAGTTTAGGCCAAACTTTGCCCAACGAGCATTTTTTGCAGATAGACATAATAACGATATTGTGCTAAAGGCTAGACAACTTGGTTTTACTACCTTCGCCATGCTTGATGGGCTTGATGATTGCCTTTTTATCCCTAATTTCTCTTCTGGCTGTATTGCCCATTCCTTTGATTCTGCAAAAGATATCTACCGAAGCAAAATAAAGTTTGCTTATCAAAAAATAAATCATGCATTTGTCAAGTTTTTAACAGGCGGGCGTTTTGTGCTTCCTGTTCCGGTAAATGATAAAAACACTGGGTTTGTATTTAGCAATGGGTCAAGCATACGAGTAGGTACTGGATATCGAGGCGATACGCTTCAATCACTGCACATATCAGAATTTGGCAAGATATGCAAGAAGTATCCAGAAAAGGCAAAGGAGATTGTAACTGGCGCTCTTGAGTCGGTAGGCATTGGCAATCGAATTACCATTGAAAGCACCGCAGAAGGTCGGGAAGGTTATTTCTACGAGTATGCAGAGGCAGCAAGGATCTTAAAAGAGAAGAGCAAAAAGCCTAACTCAATGCAATATCAATTCCACTTTTATTCATGGTGGCAAGATCCTGCTTATACGATGGATGAAGAGCAGGATATACCTGAACGTCTATCTGCTTACTTTGCAAAGCTTGAATCAAAGCATGGCATTGCATTAACTGCCGGACAGAAGAAGTGGTACGCAAGCAAGGAGGCAAAGCTAGGCAGTGAGATGACTAGAGAGTACCCAAGCACACCAGAAGAGGCGTTCTTGCAGGCCATTGAAGGGGCTTATTACTCGCAGCAATTCAGTAAGATCTATAAAGATGGCCGTATCTGTGTATTGCCTGATAATGATCACCTTGCCGTGCATACATGCTGGGATATCGGTATCGGGGATAGTACGGCGATCTGGTTCTATCGCATGGTAGGCGATGCGCCCCATATTCTTGATTACTATGAAAACTCAGGCGAGTCTATGGGTCATTACATCAAGATAATCGAGGATAAGGGCATTGCTAATGGTTGGAAGTTTGGCAATCATACTGCCCCGCATGATATCAATAATCGCGAGTTTGGCAGCAAAGGTAAGACACGCAAGGATTTAGCAGCGGAAGGCGTGGAATACATGGGTAAGACGTACGCTATCAAGTTTCAGGTAGCGCCTAAGCTGTCGATTATGGACGGTATCGAGGCTGCAAGGTTGTTGCTAGCTAAGTGTGTTTTCGATGAAGATAAGACGACAGAAGGGGTTAAGGTGCTAGAGCATTACAGAAAGGAATGGAACGATAAGCTAGGCTGCTGGCGAGATAATCCGCTACATGACTGGTCGTCACACGGTGCTGATGCGTTCCGTTATCTGGCAGTAGTAGAGAATAAGCGTAAGTCAGGTGGATTGTTCACCTAATAAAAAACCCGCCTTAATTGGCGGGTTTTTTACTTTGCAAAGCAGCAGCCCTACCCATTAATAACTCCTGAGCCGCCTTTAGTTGCCTTGTAATGTCGTCCGCTTCAGCTCCAATTCTAGCAATCTCTTCAGAAATGTAGGCTCCCGCTTCACCATTACATCCGCTGGTGCAGGTGGGATTACTGGACACACTTGCACTGGTGGCGGTACGGTTGCGCAGCCGCTCAGCACGAAGCTTATCAATAGCGGTATTAAGCTCTTTTTTTCCATCGTTTAATCCTTCTTGGTATGTTTTAGATGTTGCTACGTATGACTTTGCAATTGATTGTTCTTCTGTGCGAGCATGAGCTACAGCAGAGGCCTGCATGGTCATAGTGGCAGTTGTTTTAATGGCATGTTTGCCATCATTGTATTTGTATCCAACATATAATCCACCAGAAGCGCCAACAATAAAACTTGCAATTATTAATTGAAGTAGAATTGAATTCATAATTTTATCGTCTCCAATCCGTTATCAATATCATGTTGAAGTTGTGTACATCTTGAAAGTAAAGCATTCTTTACTTGTTCGTCTTCTTGTTCAAATGCAGCGCTGTAGATTAATTCTTTTTTTGCATGTTGCCATGCTTGATGAGCGTGAAAATAAGTTTCAAAGTAACCAAGATGCTTTCTTTTGCCACTCGATACTATTTGAGATAAAAATTTTCCATTTCTACCACACCAAGACGCACCTATTGGGTATGATCCTCGCTTAGCAGCCGCGTCACATAGAATCATGTTTAAATTACGATGGACAAAAACACAAGAAATAGGACTATATTCTTTATTACCGCTAAATATAATATCTTTATCTAGTTGCTTTCCTTCATAATCCTGATTTTTCATCCACTTTTTAAAATTAGAAAAAGTTAGCCATTCATCGCAGACCGAACATCCCTTGTATGTTGGTCTTCTTTCCTGAAAACTTTTACTATAACACCTCTTTAGCATTGAAGACCACGTCGCATGGAAATGGCAGTATAACTTTTTACCATTTACTATGTTTTGAACCATATAATCTGCATCATTAATGCCAATGCCAAGAACTAACTTTTTCATTAATTAATATCCTTTATATTAGACAAAAACAGCCCCCGTTATGAGGGCTGTTAGGATTGATGGTAGTAGTATGTTATTAATCATCTTGAATAATTTTCATAAACAATTTCCATGTTTGAATTGGTAACATGAGAAAAATCACTTCTGCATCTATTTACCTCGCATAAACAATTCGCCACGTTAATTGCTACATCCAGCGAATCGAAAGAATCAATAAAATCTTTAGCCCCTCCTGCTGGGTAATAATCTTTGCATGCAAATACATAATATCGTTCACTCATCTTGCATCGCTCCCATAACTTCATTCTGTTGATCAAACAATTCTTCTGATAGTGGTTGTAGTGGGGTGTGATTGGTCATTGTATTAATTCCTAGAGTAGTGATTAAATCTTCATGGCTCATTGTCTTTGCTAAATCAGCAACATTAACTTCAAACTCTTTATTTATTGACACTTACATTTAACTTATCCTTCTTAAAAGAAACAATCCTTAGAAATATGACAATCCAAGGAATC